ACGTTGTCCGGCGTAGCTCACTGTGCTTATGACTTCCGGATTGTTTGAGTTGCCGTAGTTGGAGCCGGGGAACTGCCGAGGCCGAACCGTGAAGTCCAGCGTAGGGGCAGTAACCGTGGAGCCATCAAAGGTCACGTCAGGGATCAACCTCCAGACAAAGCCGAAGTTGTGCCCGTCCCCGATGTCAAAGTCCGAAGACTGCACATACGCAGTAATAGGCGAAGGTGGGTTGGTCGTGCCGTCATCCACGCCGGTCTCGTGGTACAAAAGCTGATTGCCGTAGGTAGTCGCCATAGGCTCCACGCGCAGAGGGCTGTCCAGCCAAGCAGTGCGGTTTAACGTGCCGTAGTACCAGATGCGCTCAAGGTAGTTGTACACCACGTACTTGTCGATGGTGTCAGAGTTAGCCGAGCAGTAGTACCACCAGACCTCATTGAACCCCTCGTTCGTGCCAGCAAAGAACTGGGACGCTTGCGACATGTTGATGTCGTTGTAAACATAGGATCGCAGTGTACAAGGCAGCGTTTCAACGCGACCGGAGTACATGTAGAACTTGTCCACACCCATCCAGTAGGTAATGTTGTTGGCCGTAGCCACCGCGTTCTGGCTAACAATAGACAGGTTGTCGCCAAGAATTTGAAAGCCCCAGACGTATGGAGCGCCCAAATACTGCATAGAGTAAATAGCAGAATCTGTCCAGACCAAAATCTCTTGCCGAGCCTGCATGGTAGTAACGATCTGCGAACCGTGGCTGAGTTGGTAGCTACCCGCTTGATTGGTAATAGCCGGTGTCCACTGGGTGTAGTCTTCTTGGTCTGACCAGCGTATCAACAAGGGGTTCTGTGTGGCGGAGCCGTAGTCGTTTACACCAAAGCCAATAACAAAGCGTGAGGCGTCCGACACCATAACTATGTTGCAAAAATCTGGGGTATCACCAGTGGTCAGCAGGGTGCCGCGATCAAAGATGTTTGGGTTGGCGTTAACCTCCCACAAATACAGCCCACCACCTCGTGGGTTAAAAATTAAATCTTCACCATAGTTAGCTTGGCTCCACAGGCGAAGCTGAGTACCAAGGCCAACACCAGCGGGGGCGGGAGAGCCCCAACCTGTACTTGTATATCCAGTAGTAATACCGCCCCATCCGCCAGCACCCCAACCTACGCTGGTCGTAGAAGTAGCAGAACCAGTTGTGATTTGATACGCGCCAACGGTATTACTGCCACCATTACCAACATCAGAAGCGTTTGCTGCAACTGCCGAAGTAATCCGGTACGAGTTGTTGCTGATGACCGACGCTACTTGATATTCTTTATTGAGCACGGTAGCGGTGATTACCCCGCCAAGACTGACTGCGCCACTGTATGTAACAAAATCCCCAGCCTGCGCTCCGTGCGCGGCATCGGTAACCGTTAGGGTGGTTGAGCCGTTGGTGGCTGCAAAAGTTACATCACCAGCAGCCGTAGTGCTGCGAATTGGGGTGATGTCGTAGAAAGTGCCGCCTGTGCCGTTCTGGATATAGAACTTGAGGTTGGTTCCAACGCCCAACAGGTTGTAGCTAGACAGCGTGATCCAGTTCCACAGCGACCGGCAAACGCCCCAGAACGAACCGGTAGTAGGAGGCAAAGTAGACGTGGCAGCAGAACCTGTATCAGCAACCCAGCCGCCGATCTTTTCTGCCGAGCCCGAGCGAAAGCGCACTTTGTCGCTCTCAAACCAACCGCCCTCATTGGCAAGGGTGGTGGACTCTCGGTTTACACCGGGCCGGAACTGGAGTTTTTGTAGAGGCATGGTTCATTTTCCCACGTATCAGGCGAAAGGTCGAGTGCCTGCTTTGTCAATGATAAGCGCCTGCCTGCGCGGAGTTCCGTCCGGTGTGTTTGTCACGCTGATGTGCGTCCAAGCATCAAACTCACGGATGATTTGGTCAAAGGGTAAACCCGCAGCAATCACTGCACGAACCACTTGGTCTGGTGTCATCCCGGGAACGCGTAAGTCTGCCGCGCAGCCAATTCTATGCTGGCTCGTGTCTTTGGAGCCAACGCTGTCGTTGACCTGCTTAGACCGAAAGGCGCTGTTGACCATGATCGGTTTGCCATCCAACGCAGTTTTTACCTGCTCCAAGAACTCAGCAAGTCGTTGCAGGTTGGCAGTCTCAGCTTCGTTCGGCGTGTTGTCAAACTGGCGGTGGCTGGTAGCGGTCAGTTCCGCGAGGGTGAAGTGTGGTGTCATTTGATTGCTGGAGCCTTAGAAAGAAGGTCTGTCTTGGCCTGTGAGCCAGCAGAGGAGCCAAAGTAATAAGCAATGATGCCCGTCCAAGCGGTGGACAAACTGCCCAGCATCATCAAGATCGTTGGGTTGCTACCGTCAACCTTGCCAAAAAGCATCATGCCCAAAATGCCAAAGAACCCGACGGTGATGATTGCAGCCAGTGCAGGTGGCACGATTGATCTTGTAGCGGCCTGCATGTCACGCGCAGACTTCCTGTCTTCTACAGACAGCTTTTCAAAGTTGAGGCCAAGTTCCTGCGCTTGTTTCTGCAACTCAATCTCGGCCATTTTGACTTGAGCAATCTGCTCGGCTGACAGCTTGTTGCTGGAGATCAGGTCGCCTACCTTGTCAGGGTCAACACCGATAGCCTTAGAGATGGCAGACACAGCCATCCCCGCCAGTGGACCGCCCATTGCCGTGGCGATTGTGGGCGCAATTTGTTTAAGCCAATCCATTACTGTTTACTCCTAGAAAGCATAGTTGCTGCGATTTGAAGCATGGCGCGGGTGTTGTCCATGTCTTCAGGCTGAGTAGCCCATCCTACTGTGATCTGCCCAACAAACCTGCCCGGCTCCGGCGGGACACTGATACGGCACGTATAGGTAACGCCCTTGGCGATGTACCACAAACCCATTTCCGACTGCGCTGACTTGTACTCGCTGCATGGAATCTCGTTTGCCATGAGCTTGACCACATCCGAATTGTTGCCTGCGTTCTGTGTAAACAGCCCCACGTCCAGCCCGTCGTTTGTTTTATCCCTGCCGTCCTTGGCGTAGGCCCGGTGCAGGATGCGTGTGCCAAACATCGAGTTGACCTTAAACACCGCCACAATCTGTGCGCCAGACTGTTTAAACAGATGTGCTGCTGCGTCCTCTACGCGGTCTTCAGCGATGCTGGGAATCTTTCTGGACTCCTTGTACGCCCCTATCAACAACTCTTGGTTTGTATATACAAAGTAGCCTGCAAACGTGAGGACTGCCATGAGCACCATTGCAAACAGACGGAACGGGCTGCTGACATACGCCAACACCTTGTCAACTAAGTTTAAACGCTCGTCGCTCATTTTTTGCTATTTACGGCCAAAACCAAACGGACATTTTTTCTCTTCGCTCTCACGAACACGGCGATACGCACGGTAAGAATTTATGGCCGTAGGTCTTTCCTCCTGCATTAACTTGTTGTGCTCTTCTCTGGAAACCATGTGGTGACGCAAATCAAGTTCTCGCTCGGTCAACGGAGTCACATGCACAAGCGGTTGCTGGAAAGGAATTTCAATGGAGACTTTCTGGTCACTACGCGCAAGCATGAGATGCGTATTCATACTGTGCTGATATTTAAACTCAACCGTGGCAGGCAATAAAACCGCCATATTGGGGTTGCGGCACGACCATGTAGGCTGCTCCCATTTAAAATACGTATCTTCTTTACACTTGGCAAGCCAAGGATTAAATAACTTTACATGTTGGTAATGCGTGTGGGGCAAATAGCCGCCTCGCTGCGCTGTATTGTGCTCGCCAACTGAAGTAACTTTATCAGAACAAGCAAATTGTGCATACGAATCCCCAATGGGACCAAGCTCTATTCGTAAGTCAGTCCACATTGGAATAATAAAGCCGTGTTTATAGTGATCCACCATGCCCATGCAACGACGGACAGTGGGCATAGGAAAAATATCGCCATCTAATTTAATTGACGTAGGCAAATCTTTCCACCAGTCTGGGTAAAAGTTTGGCGCAGGTTTTGGTTTCGCCACGTCAAATACCATTTGGCGGTGCGTAAAAAGGTCAAGAACAAGTTTGCGCTTTTTAAATATAAATATCATTTGCTGTTTTTTTAATAAATTTCTTCGCTCATCTTTGCTGCTCAAGGATGCTGATGGTGAAATATAAGATCACCCCGACTAAGCTGAAGAAGATGACCGCCAGCAAGGCCAACTCGACAACCTCGTCCATCTCTTGTTTGCGCTTGGCCGCTGCTTCTTTTTCTCTGCGAGCGTCATGGGCAGACTCCACATCCATCGCCGCTGCTCTGGACTTGATGCGGTTCCAAACGTCTATCTTGCCGGACTGCATGAACAGCAGTTGCAACTCATCTTCAAAACGCTTGGCTTGATCCAAGGCCATCTCAATCTGAATGGCCGTGCCCATTGATGACTTGGACTTCTTGGCTTGAACAACAGCCTTGGTGGCGGTGGACTTGGCGTCAAAGTACTTGCCCAGCACAGGGCCGAGGCTGGACACATCGTCAACAGTTTTGCTGACCTTTTTGATTAGCGCAACCGCCGCCTGTATGCCTGCTAGCGCTGTTAGGGGGTCAATCACTTTCCGCTACCTTCTTAGGTTCAGGTTTGTCTTTCTCCCGCCACTTCAAGCACCAAACTTCTTTGCGGTCTGATGACCAACTCCACCGCACACACTCAAAGACCGGAGCCGGTGCTTGCACTACAGGCGTTGGCGGCAAGGCGTCCATACATTTAATTACCGCACTTAATCCGGCCAGAGTTCCAATCTTCTTTCGGAACATACGCCCCAAACATCCACAAAACTCGTGACGTATTTCCTGTCACCTCCGAAACGGAGTGCGCGTGCTCAGATGCTAAGTAGCAATGAAGCTCCCCAACTTCCAGCGGTACAGCTTCGCCCTCTAGGTGCAGTACACCCCCGCTATCGGCGGCGCGGGTCAGCACGTTACACCGCAAAGCTGCCAAGTCACTTCCACGCCTCGGGTCTTGGTGCTCAAAAACATCTCCTCCGGGAAATGTACAAGACACAACCACCCCGTCTCTTCCGTGCCCTTCAATTATCCCATAGCCAGATACACCGCAGAAGTCCCTAATACGGGAGGAAACGGTACGTACAATTTCTGGGTATTCGTAACGCGTTGCGTATAAACGCGACGTAACCCGCTTAGTGTAATTGCCCGCTTCCCGGCTTATCCCAACGTCCAACCATTTTTTAACCACACCAATGTCTACCCACGCATTTAGTTCAGCACACTCATGAGGCGTGATGAAGTTCTTGTGCTGTTCAAGGCGAATAGCCATACTCAAAGGGGTTTGGCTAAACCGGCATCAAACGCATTAGCAACCCCTGCGGGGATCATGGATGGGTCTAGAATGTCCTGTTCTCTATCGCCCGTTCTTAGCGCGTGCAGGCAAGAAGCAATGGTATCGTCCTCCAGTGCAGTTAGGAAGTGTCTTTTCCCAGCAGCAATATAAATTAACTGCGGCGCTGTAAAACGCGAGACATTTCCGTCCACATCGACCTCCATACTGCCTTTTGAAAGCAACGTAATATGATCGTAGTTGTGGACATGTCCTTCGTTTCTGTCGCCCGCTTTAACAAAATGCATCATCCGAACCCACAGGTTCGACACGCAAGTAATCTTTGTGTCTGGGTAGCTCATAGCTGAGCAACAGGAACTTCGGTTGGATTTGATGTAAGAACGCCAAACTTCACCAATGCTGCGGCGACGCGTTTTTCAAACGCAAGTTGCTCCCACATTTGTGCATTTGCAAGCTGCTCCGGGTCTGGACCCTGAGCCGCAGCAGCGTTAACTACGCCTGTAGTGCCAACATCGGGAGCAATCACGTTACGCGCAACTGTTTCCCAATGCGCCACGGGCGCATACATTTGCACAACTTGCTCAAGCGTCTCGCCCTCGTATGGAAGTCTTGCACAAATGTGCATAGTTTGGCGACCTGTTGACTCGTACACAACCTCCATGCAGCGAGCCGCTTGGTCTGTCGAAATAACTGTATATGTATAAGTAATGCTCATTTTATTTCCTTAACTGATTGTTCCATATCGAGTTCCTGTTGACACGTAAGTGATATTGCTGTTACCAGAAATTGCTGTGCCGCCTGCTCCGCCACTCTCATTAGTGAAGCTACCACCAGTGGCAGTACCGCCAGCGGCAGCGTTTGTTCCACCGGCAGCGCCATTTGCTCTAGGGACACCGCCACGAGTACCGGCGTTCCCTCCGCCTCCTCCAGATAGCGTTCCACCGGTAGAACCGGCATTACCACCGACGTCACCAAGACCACCGTTGCCACCAGCACCAGTGCCGTTACCGCCGCCACCTCCACCGCCGCCGTTTTGGCCAGCTTTACCAACGCCCAAACTACCACCGCCGCCGCCACCACCGCCACCTGCAATTGTTCCAGACCCGTTAGTAAGCGTGAGAGCTACAGAAACTGAAAGTGCCGTGCCGCCAGCGCCGCCGCTTTTCCCGTTTGGGTCAGAGAAACCGGGACCCCAGCCGCCCCTGCCGCCAGCGCCGCCCTTGCCCAATATGGTACCGTTGTTAATAAGCGAAACACCACCGGGGAATGACCCGTTAACTGTAAGTGCTGGAGTGCCCGTACTCGTGGAGGAAATCGTAACGCCCCCGTTAATAGTAGCAACAACTCTAGCTGTTCCGGGCCACCCGGCATTAACTGCAAGAGTTCTCAGGTTAGCGTCGGTCTGGTTGCTGGAAATAGTGAAAGCGTACTCATTGGACTTGCCGCTTAGGTTGGTAATGGCGATAGTTGCTGGGCTTGCGCCGACACCAGCTAGGGTACGAACAGCGGCGTCATTTAAAGAAATTGTCGCGGTTGAAGACAAGCCCAACTCAGTGTTAATCTGAGAGAACGACATCGAACTGCCGGGTACGACTGGAAGCGTCATGCTTACTCCTTATGGTGTGCCGTAAGCGGTGATGTTACCGGCGGTAACTAAGTTGCCACCAAGGTCAATAGACATCTTATCCAGCGTCTTGTACTTAAATACCAACTTAGAGGTTGTCTCTGTATGCACCCCAGACTGCGTGCCTGACGTATTGATTGCCGCACCGCCAGCCGTTAAAGAAAGTTGATACGTTGTGGAAGTGCGATTAATAACGTAGTACGCAGCGTTTGCCGTTATGCCAGTTGGCAAAGCACCTGTTGTAGAAAACGAAACCGCTGTATCGTTTGCAGGGGCAGTTGCCACAGTAACAACGGCGGGGGTGGCAATTGTAATCGTAGCCGTTTGCGTAGCTACCGTTTCCGATGCAGTCCAATTAGTTGCGGTAAAGGAAATTGCGGAACCTACAAACGCACATGTAGCCAACGCAGTTGTCGTTGTGCCCGCCGGGGCGGTAATGCCCAAGGAAACCGGGGTAAGCGTCAGGTTCCCTGTGCCTACCGCAGTGATATTTACAGCGGCTCCACCGACACTGGTGGACAGCTTAATTGTCTGCGAACCCGAATAGGTGCCGGAGATTGTTGTTGACGCGACGGTTTGTGAGGCAACAACGTTATATGTGCCTGCGCCGCCAGTGCCAGTACCTAAACTCGCTACTGTAGTAGGGGTAACGCCTGTACCTGTGATGGCGGTTCCCACACCAATAGAGCCTGCTTGCACTGCCGATATGGTCAGTGTTGTGCCGCTGATGCTGCCCGTCCCCGCGAAGAAGGACGTAACGCTTGTATCCACTACAAAATAATTTGTGTTTGTAGACAACCCCGTCGGCATAGTGCCTGAAGATGTCAGAACAACCGCCACATCATCGCTATATGCTGCGCTGGCAAGCGTAATTTTTTCAGTGGTGATGTCTATGGCGGTAGATTGCGCTATCGTTTGTGTAGTAGCGCCATTAAGGTACGCACTGCTATTTGTTGAAATGGACTCGGTAACACCCAAAGTACCCCTGACCGTTTGTGAACCGCCAACAGTCTGCGACGCCCCAATAGTTTGTCCTGCGCCAACCGTCTGAGAAGTACCGACAGTCTGAGAAGTACCGATGGTTTGTGAAGTCCCAACCGCTTGAGACGTGCCTACACCGAATGAGCCAACCGCGTGGTCCATCGAACTAGAAAATGCGGTTCCGTTGCTGTAGACCATAACGGTCTTACCCGCAGGGATTGCTACACCCGCACCCGCAGCAGTGGTGTTACCCAGCACCGTGGAGTTGTAGATCGTCGCTACGTACGCCGTAGTGTTGTAGATGACGTACTGCTTAGAGGCCGGGGGAGCGTACACCGCAAAGTTGGCCGTAGTGGTGGTTGTCAACGCAATAGTTGCGTTACGCGCTTGGTCAGCCGCGCCATCTAGCGCAGTAAAGGCTTGGTTGGCCGAGGTAACGGATACGGATACATACCCCGAAATCGCGTCTTCAATCACCGTGCCGAGGTTGGTGTTGGTCGTGGTGTTCCACGTACCGGCTTGTTCGCCAGCGCCAATCAGTTCAATTCGCAGATCGGGGGAGTAGGTGCTTGCCATAATTATCCTTGCGTTGATTTTGCCACGACTTGCTCTAGCGCGGTGACTTTGGCGTTCAGTTCTTTGATGGCCTCAATCAACAGGGGGACCAGCCGCTCGTAGCGAACAGTCAAGTAATTCTCGTCGATTGGGGCCGGGGCCACAACTTCTGGCTGAACTGCTTGAACTTGCTGCGCGGATACACCGACCTCCAGCTTCTTTTCGTAGCCGTAAGACTGTGCAAGCTCGTTGGCTTCGTAGTAGAAGCCGTTGAGTGTCTGCACTTTAGCCAGCGCATCAGGGATGTTGCCAAGATTTGTCTTGAAGCGATCATCTGAGTAGTAGGCAGTGATGTTGTTGGTTGCACGAATCTCGCCCGCTGTGGTAGATGCTGCTGTGCCCACCCCAACCGAATTGAACTGCGAGTTCTGCGACGTGCTGGTAAACGTAGCTGCGCTGCCAGTAGTGTTCTGGTTAAGCGTAGGGAACGTACAGTTGGTCAACGTACCACTTGATGGTGTACCCAGCACAGGAGTAACCAAAGTCGGGCTGGTTGCTAAAACTACTGCACCCGTACCGGTAACCGTTGCGAATTCGTTGTATTCTGCGTCCCAATCTGCCGCCGTTGTCATGGTGGTGCCAATACACATACATTGGACAGTGACTCCCGGTATAACCGTTATGACCAAATTCCCGCCAGATGAGTTGACGGTTAAGTTGCCAGTTGAGGCGTTTTCAATTGCGTAGGTAACACCTGTTGCCAGCGTACTAGTGACGGGAAGAACAATTGTCTGAGTAGTTGTTCCGGTAAACCTTTGATAATGATTACTAGATGCAGTTAGGGTGGTCGTACCTGCTGCGGTTGCGGTGCTCGTAAACCCCATATTGATATTGTTAATCGTAGGCAGGGACAGCGTGGGGCCGGTGGCAAATACGTTTGCGCCCGTGCCTGTTTCGTCAGTCAAAGCCGCAGCAAGATTTGCTGAAGACGGCGTAGCCAAAAAAGTTGCAACATTGGTTCCCAGACCCGATACGCCCGTTGAAATTGGCAAGCCCGTGGCGTTTGTCAGGGTGGCTGAGACTGGTACTCCCAGAGCGGTAGCATTCCCAGAAGCATCAAGGTTGACTGATTTCCCAGCGGGGTAGGTGACAAACACGTCTTTTGTGCCTGCTGAAAAACTTAACGCGGAAGGCTGTGTTCCTGCGCTGTTTGACAGCACCGTTGTTCTGGCTAAGGTTGTGCCCGAAGCGGTGTACGTACCAATCCCAACTTCCCACTCAGATGTGGTTTGACCGGCAATGGTGTAGTAGGTGGTGTTGGCGTTACCAACCGCCGCAAAAGACTGAAACCCCGGCGCTGCGCCGAGCAGAGTTACTGTTCCAGTACCCGTCGTGGTGGTTGATTCTTTTACGCGGTCTGCAAGTACGAGTGCCATAAGTGTCCTTAATCCGTTTCAACCAAAGCCCAGTTGGACGTTTCTGAATTATTTACCAAAAGCCAGTTAACGGCAACGACAGTTCCAACCGCGCCCGAGGCTTGAACTCCAGTCAAAGCCAAAGACCTTGTAGCAAGCCCAACCGTGCCAACATTCCCTGCCGCTGTAGCGCTTGTTAACGCAAATTCTTTGCTTTGCGTTACTGTGCCTACTGCTCCAGAAGCCGCAACACCAGTAAGCGCCTTGGTAATTTGAGGGCTTACTGTTCCAACTAAACCAGACCCCGTCACACCCGACAACGCTACAGACCGGCTTGGAGTCACAGACCCTATAGCGCCTGAAGCCTCTACACCAGACAGGGGGACGCCAACACCGTTAACAATTCCAGCAGCCTCTACGCCCGTCAGGGCAATCGAACGCTGCGCTCCAACAGACCCAACCGCTCCTGATGCAGCTACGCCTGTTATAGACTCACTCACGAGCCGTTCAATAGACCCGACTTGTCCAGATGCTGCTACGCCCGTAAGGGCAACAGTAAGAGCCGGGGTTACTGTACCAACTGACCCTATGGCCTCATCGCCAGAAGTTGCATCCGACTCGTTGTAGATCACTGTCCCAACAAAGCCGGATGCCGCTACACCTGACAGAGCAACAGTACTTACTTCTGTTACAGACCCAACATTTCCAGACGCAGACACGCCCGTCAGGGCGGCGGCGACTACAAGTTTGTCAAGCGCAGCAAACGGGGCCTCTGCAAAAGCGGATATACCAAACATGGTCTACGGCTTACGCCGCCTCCGCTTAGGTTGTTGCCAAGCGAATTAACGCCGCTGCGGTTGTGTTGGCAGGCATTGTCAGCGTGAACGTACCAGCCGTGATGGTCTGTGAACCAAACGTGTGGACGCTGATAGCTTTATTACTCTGAGTCGAGTTGTACAACAACACGCAGTCAAACGCCGTAGACAGTGTTACTGTGGTGTAAGTGATTGAAGCTGAAGGCGTCCAGTAAGCTGTGCCAGCCGTTGTTGATGTGTTGGTTGAGGCTGGCGCTGTTGCGTTTGTTACCGTCACGCCGCCAGCGGTATAGCCCGTACCAGACACTTCACCCGTTGTGTTGTAAACAGTAGTGCTTGCATCTTTTGTGGCAGAGGCTAAATACAGAGCAGCTTTGAGCGTATCTGTAGTGGGTGCAGTCAAACTGGTGCGTGAGACAAGCGTTGCAGTGCCAAGCTGATGCTCCCCCACCATAAGCTGCTGCATAAACGAAGTGCACATTGATTGTGTATTTGCCATGATGTTTCCTTAAAAAGATGCCACTGAACTAGTGAGCGTTGCGGTTTTCTTCAACTGAACATGTGCGGAACGGTGAACAAGCTCTCCGTCCAGCCAGTACTCAACCCATGTGGTGAGTTCGTTGTCATTGTCGACTGTACCCTCCCGCTTTTCAAGCAGGGAGTCGTCCATTTCGCCTTTGGTTGTGGTTACAAGCATGTTGGTCCTTATAAAATTCGCACAATTGCGCTGGTGGCATTGGCAGTGGGGAAGACGATCTCAAAAGTAGTGCCAGCCGCGGTTTTGTCTGCGCCGAAATCCAGTACCGCCACAGACTTGTCACCCTGTGTGCTGTTGTAGATCAGAGCGCCACGCGCCGTGAAGGACGCGCTTGTCCAAGACGTATTGGAGAAGCTGACAAAGGCCGTGGCTACATTCAGGTTGTTGCTACCCGAGGTTGGGCTTGTGGAAATGACAAGCGTGTTGCCGCCCGCCGTGTATCCTGTGCCCACAACTTCAGCAGTTGTTGTATATACAGTCGTGTCCGGGCCAATGTCTGACGCAGCGGTGTACAGAGCAATCTTAAAAGTGTCTGGCGTAGTCGGGCCAAAGTTGTGGACTGCCTGTAGCAGTTCCACTTTAAAGCTGGTCGTGGCTGTCTGGGCTATGGTCATGTGACTGCCTGTCTATATTGGCCAGATCGGTAGGCGTCTTGACGCTCCATACCGTCGCCCAGACGTTTAGCCAGAGCCAGCGCTTCTTTGTATTTACCATCGTACAAAGCTAGCATGTCAGTCTCGCCCTTCATGTACGTGTACGCTTCGACCAAGCTGCCGTACAGCAAGACCGTATCAAAGTTGTCGCCCAGCCATGTTTGACCAGAGGCGGCGGTTGTGATCGACTCAGGGTAGTAGTAATAGTGCAACTCTACATAGTACGAAGCATCAGGCGTCGGGCCAAGGATAAGTGATAGCTCGTTTGTAATTGCTGAATTAATAATTGTCGGCCCAAACAAAGCGTAATATTTTGGAACGCCCGTGTCGTTTGGACTTGGGTACGCCTGACGGATAAAGTTCGCGTCTTTGTTGAGCAAGTACTCGTACGTGCCCGTGTCTAAATTCAAGTTGGTAACATCTGTCACCAAAGCCAACGAGTACACAGCCAAAAAGTCGTTTGGCAAAGAGACGTACTTGTTGTTTGGTGTTATCGCCGAATATTGATTCTTGCGGATCGACGGAAATTGCACCGAGTTGTAGATGCGTTGCTCGGCCTGCTCAATCAGAAGATTAATCTGAGTTGTGCTGGACACGGTAGAGCCGTCCGCCAAATATGTGGCTGGGAACTGATTCTCCGTGTACGACTGGATCGCCGCTACAAGCTCGGTGTACGTCATGTTTTACGCCATTGGGCCACGGGCCATCAGGCCCTTGGTAGCTGCGCCAGTGCCACGGATTTTGATACCCGAGGTCTTGGTCGGCTTGTAATCATTGCTGTGGTTATTGCCAACAGAAACGTTTGCTTCACGCATGTATTTCTTGTTGTCGCTGATACCGGCTTCCTGCGCGGGGAGCTTCTTGCCGGTCATTGTGTGCGGCTCAGCATAGACGCTGGCATCACCAACTTCTTTGCCGCCAATCTTTTTGCTGTACTTGGCCATGATTAGCCTTTCCGACCGGGCGACTTCTGGTTGGCTACTTTAGCCAAACCACGGCCCATCTTGAGCATGTCGGCGTTGGTCTTACCACCCGCACGCATTTTTGTCGGCGTCTTGCCGGGGTGCATGTTTGCTTCGTGCTTCCGCACTGCTTTCTTTGCGTCCATCATTCACTCCTTAAGTGGTAACCGTAACTGTACCAATTTGTACGCCTAAAGCCAAGGGATTTGGCGTCAACGCATCATCAAAAAACCTAGAGCCACCCACTGGGTTCCATCCCCACTGAATATTCCTACTGCCCTCGCCTACATAACCGGTTGCCAAAAGCCCCGAAGCCACATAGCTTCGGTCTGGACGTGGGTCACGCACAGCTTGCGGATCATCAACTGGATACATACCCAATTGAAGCTGCGGTTGATCGGGGTCCCAGCACTCAGGACATACAAGCAAATTGTACGTCTTAGTTTTGATAACCTCTTTCCTCAGCAGCTTTAACTTAAAGCGCTGTCCGCAGCGATCACACTCGCTGATCGAGTTCTTACCACTGGCGAACCTGTTGCCCATATCAGCTTATAAACATCTGACGCGGCACAAATCGCACCGCAGCTTTTTCACGATCCTCGTCGGCGGCATTCTGCCAAGCCTCGTCATATTGGGCTTTGAGCATAGGCAGACGTTCAAAACCTGAAGGAATCTTGCCCGCTAGGTAATACGACAAGCCCGCTGCCATGCAGGGCACGAACCGGAATGGGACGTCCATGACGTTGACACCGCCACCGGCGTCCTGAGTGCGGCGTAGACGCCAGTAAGCCAGCGTATAGGGCTGTGAACCATCGGGCGTTGGCCAGACAGTAACGGCGGGTAGCTGTTCCCAGTACACGGCTGCACCAGTGGTATGCGCTGCTGCGGTGGTGTCATTTTGAGCGCGAAAGCAGTTGTTTAGGGTGTTCCCTGAGATGTAGCCGTAGTTAATGGTCTCGTTGTCAATTTTGACAAAGCCAGATGCGGGTAGGCCCACAGTAGAACTGAGGGTGATGGTCGTAGCCGTAGAGGTAATGGTGCCGTTCAGCGTCAGGCCAGTAGGTGAACTCTGTGCGTTGTACCGCTGAATCCAGATTTGAATAGGCCGCGCCTGCTGGATTTTGTTTGGGATCGTAGCGTAGGTGGAGACGCTGATCCGGGTGATGGTTAGGTCTGCCTGTGTAGACGCTGCGTTACCACCAGTACGGATGACGTGCTCAAGCAAGTCGATGGTGTCAGATGGCAGTGCGTAAGTGTTCTGGCCCTGCACAAAGTTGATGGTGCCCGGCTCAATCGTCCACATGTTGATGCCGCGATTGGCCCAATCAGCGAACATGATGTTCAGACTGCGGCGAGCAGTCCGCAGGTCATAGCCGGTACGCAGTTCGCTACCGGCGCGTTCAAACGCCTCCTCAACCAACTCTGTCAGGTCAAGGTTAAATGCGGAAGCGCCGGAGGTAGTTGCCATTATCTAAACCCTGCTGTTTTCTTTGCAATACGTTTTGGCTGTGCTACGAACTGCTTCCCGGCGGCTTTTCCTGCCCGCTTGGCTTTGGTCGTTGCAGCGTACTCAGCAGGGCTGAGACTTTTAATCGCAGCGCTTGGAAGGTATCTTTCGCCTGTTTCAGAAGATTTTTTACCACTTTTTGTTCTCCATTTTTGGTCGCCCCAATCTTTGAGGGATTTCTGCGGTGCTTTCATATCAGTCTTTGTAGCCGCCGCCAGCGGCTTTATAGCGTTTGGCCATCAATTGAGCCTTACGGGCTGACCACTGACCTGCGCCCGTCCCCTGTACTGCGGCAGCTTTGATGCTGTTAAAAATGCGCTTACGCAGACCGGGCTTGGTGTAGTTACCCGCTTCATTGACTTTGCCGCCTTCAGCGTACTGCGTGAAGTCAGTGTTGTCGCGCCGCTTAACCTTCTTGGCGGTTGGCATCTTGTTGGGGTTTATGGCACCCATGCCACGGCTAGCTAACATGGTTACACCATCCGACCTTTTGTGTGGCCCTTGGTGATGCAGCCATCAGCACGAGTGACGCCACCTTTGGCTTTTTTCTCTATTGGCTTTTTCATCATCTCCAAACCAAACTTCAGCATGCTGTCACCCATAGATGATCTGGTCGTTGGCGCTTTCCCCGCTGCTTTTTCAGCTTTGAGATCGGCCATTGCCTGCTTCATTGCATCCGTAGGTGGGGCGTCAGTACCGCCAGAACGAGCCTCTGCCCGGGCCTGTGCGGCCAGTTCATCTGCGGCTTTTTCTGCTGGGGTTTTATTGGGCATATCGTTCCTTAATACATCTTGCAGCGGGTCTTGCCCTTAGAGGCAATACCGTCACCGCGTTTGGAAGTCATACCGCCGGAAGCCATCTTCTTGACCGCGCCACCCTTTTTAAGGCCAGCAAAACGCTCATTCACAGACCGTGTATCTGTTTGGCCACTGCCTGATCTAGCGCGTTCACGGCTTAATTTAAGGCGTTCAGACAAAGAGAGTTTAGTCTCGTCAACGGGGGCTGGTGTTGCGGTTTCTTCTACATTTTTACGACGAGACACAGCATCGCTTGTATCGGCAGGGATAGCACTCATACGACGAGACATGGCATCACCTGTATCACGCGATGCGCGATAAGCAGCTTCTTCTCCAGCAGCAGCGCCACGGCCACCGCCAGAACCAGTCCCAACGCTCACACCGCCACGCTTGCCAACACCGCCCGGAGCGCGAGATGGAGTCGGCCCGCCGGTTGCTGGCGCTTTTGTTGCCGGAGCACTTGGGCTTGAAACAGTGCGGGCTGGCGTACCAACTCGGGAAATACTGTTCATGTCAGCGGGGGCGTCAAATCCGCCTTCGCCCGATACAGTGATATCGTCGGCTTTCTTTGACGCAGCCATGTTGTCCCGCACAGCCTTACCCATGTCAGCATCTTCTCGATCTGCCGCCGTATCTTTAGCGCCAGCCTTAGCCTCGCCCTTGCCTTTATTAAGCATGTAGGCTGTTGCGGCCAATGCTGCTAATCCGGCCAAACGGCCTGTGCTTTTCTTTGCCATGATGGCTCCTTAAATTAGCAAGAACGACCGCCGCTCTTCATCTTAATCATTGTGCCTTGGGTTTTACCCTTGACAGCAACGCCATCAGGCTTAGAGCTTGTTTTAACAGAGCCCATCTTGGTCATGCCGCCTTTTTTGGCTGCGAACGCCGGAATTTTTTTACCGTCTTTCATAACCATTGGCATGCCGCCTTTTTTCATGCCTGCTTCGGCCTTCTCGTGCTTAATCATAGATTTGGGGGCACCAGCTTTTTTCATAAAGCCGATTTCCTTTTTAACCATTGCTTTGGATTCTTTCATATCGCCACCTTTTGAAAAAAGTTCTGTCTTACCTTGACGAGTTTTTGGCTCGTTTACTTTCTGAAGATCAGGTCTGGTCTTGGGGCCACCAAACTTGACGCCTTTGCTCTTCTCACTGAAATCTTTGGCCACAGATACGGGCACACCAGCCTTCTTGGCAAATGCTGGGTTGTGTGCTGCGGCATCCATGAACCGCTTTTGTTTCTCACTTGTTGCTGGCATCGGGTTTCTTCCGTCCAATGAGTTCAGAAAACGGTTTACCTGTGACCATCTCAGCTATACGCATCAAAGTCCACACGGCACCGATCAAACCAAAAATAGGTGTGAGGAGTTCCAAGAATGATCCAATCGCAGCCACCACCGACACAAGGTCAATGACGTTTTTAGCTGTGTCGTGAGTCTGTGTCATGTCAGCACATCTTTCCACGGGTTTTCCCGCGCTGGGCTACACCATCTGCTGTAGATACATACCCACCTTCAGCGCAGTTCCAAGCCCGTAGGCTTTTGTTGATGCGGCTATCCGGGTCGTTGGCTGTCTTGGCGCTGGTCAGCTTCTTCTTCATACCGCTCATCCGGGCGCAAAAAGAGTCGCGCCTGCTGCCGCCCTCGGGTTGAGGGGCCTTCAGACCGGGTTTCCCCGGGTTGGCTCTGTTGTAGGAAGCACGGCCCTTCGCGTTCAAGCCGCCCTTGTCTGACTTGCCTTCCTTGCGTTGCCATGCTTCGGTTTTAGCCATAGTACACGTTAGCAGAAGTTATGCTGGTCATGTTCAAGTAGATGCCAAATTGAGCAAGTACCCCTTCGCCGGGAATCAGCGCAAAGTTGCCAAACAAGTCACCCGCGCCAATATCGTAGCTAGCAAGCCACCGCGATGCGTATACCGCCGCTGTCCCACCCGCGATAGTCCCAGAGTTTATGTCTGTGACTGTAAACGTGTCTGCGCCCGTGCGGGTGATCGAGTAATTGCTGTTTGTGCCGGAAGACCCGCTTGCAGTGGCAAAAGTGAGTCCAACCACGTTCCCAGTAACCAAGCCGTGGGCTACCTTCGTAACGGTAATAACCGCGCCGGTCCTTGAATATGTGGCAGAAACGGGTGCTGTAGCAGTGTCAAAGATATCCAGTGTTCCAGCCGAGGCTGTACCAACCGTAGACACGGCTTTAAGCCTAGTCCGGCCCAACATAACAAAACCAGAGTTGTTAAGGTGGCCAGATTTAACGTCTGTTTGCATCGTCATAATCAATCTCCTTTAAAAACGGGGCCGAAGCCCCTTGAGTTGATTAGGAGTTTGCGAATGGTGTGGCCACAGTACCTGTGCCCATTACCATGCCTTCAACCATGTACTTGTTAGCGGCGATTGCAAAAATCCGCACCCACGAACCTGCAACACCGCCAGTGGTAGTGCCGTTCAAGTTGATGAAGTCGTTAGCAGCGGCGGCTGAGAAACCGACCAATGCAGCGCCGTCTGTATCGACGTCGTTCATCACGATTGTGCCAACGTATTTGTCAGTACCGTTTGTACCGATCTTCAACGAGCTAGTGGCGATGGTTGTAGGAACCCAGATGGTGTACAAAACGCCTTCGTTGTTGATTGTATTGGGGTCTTGACCGGGGCCAGACGTAGTTGGGTTGGCCGTCATATTGATCGCAGGTAGCGTCAATGTCAGTGCAGTAGCCAAAGTGCCACCAACAGCCAAAATGCGGCCCGCGTGGTCAACAGGGTTCAGTGTGGTGCTAGATGTGATTTCAACAACAGCGGCTGGGCCTTGTTGATAGATGCCGCCCAATGAACGAACTGGGCCTTGAAACGTAGTGCGTGCCATGATTGTTTCCTTACAT